ATAACCCCTTTTTAAAAATGGACAAAAAAAATGTCCAAAATTGAAAACCCAAAACACTTTTTGAAACACTTTTTCTTAAAAATTTAATAAATTTGTAAAATAACTTAAAGAACAAAAAAAGAACTTACTGTTTTTTATTTAGAAGATACTGTAAATACAGAAATACAAAATATGACAACACATTTTAAGTTGCGTACATTAATCCAGCGTTTCCTCCAATGAATATTACCATATTTATTCTCTCTTCCATTACATACAAATTATAATTATAATTATAAATTCTCCATGTTGGTTTGTTAATACCAACTATATCACCTGTCTCTGGGTCGCATATTGTTAATACTTGAGCATAAGGATCAAGAGGGGGGTCAATTGTTGAAAATTCAAATTGAATTTGAGTAAAACGATTCATATTTATAGCACCAGATGGTTGTAAATCTAAAAGAGAAGTATTTAAACAAAAATTATAAGAATATAAACCCAATGGAGCAAAACCTTCAGTTCTTGTATATTTTTCTATATAATTATAAACACCTGCTGGTTGTAAATTTTCTCTATATTGACCGTCTATCAATATACCCAAATTAAGTAATATCTCTTTCGCATTTTCACCATTATATATACCTGTTACATATAAACCTGTTAATGTTTTATTTGGATTAATTCCTGGACCTATTGTTCCGTTTCCATTTATTGGATATACACCATTTGTAGGTGCTAATACAATATCTGAAGGCAAATAATTATACGGCCAATTAGTATAATTTGTCCATTCATTTCTTAAATTAACATCACTTCTTTGAAAATAAAACAACCAACTTGATACCAAACCTAAAGAATCTAAATCTATTTTATTTGTTCCAGTTACATTATAAAAAATTTTTTCATTTACTTGTTTAAAAATATATTTTTGTTCATTTTTTGCGAATATTCTAGATTCATCATTTGAAAGAAAACAATAAGTACAATTTAAATTAATATCTGAATTCCAAATACATCTTTTATCAATATAAGAATTTAATCCTAAATCAACATCGGGTGGTGTTTGTAAAAATCTATACATTTGCATGTGATATTGATTAAAATTGGGTGCTACGTATGGAAAATTATTTACATAATCTAATGTGTCTCTTATTTGAAATAACTCATTTATAGGACGAAAAGTTATATTTATTTGAAGCTCATTATATTGTAATGCTACTAAAGGGAATGCCATTTGGGTTTTTAAATTAAACCATGCGTTCAAAGGGATGTATAATTGTCTTCCTCTTATAGATGGTTCCGCACCAGCAGGATTATCAGTATAAAATGCGTTAGGATAAGCATTTGTACGATAACCATAATTAGCTGGATCATTTAATTCTGGTGTATTACCAATCATTTGATTAAATAAATCTACTTTTTCTTTATTAAAATCTCTTAAAACTAAAGACATTAAATATGTTCCAGAAAATTCTTGTAATTTTTGATTTCCACAATTTATAGTTATTAAAGAAATCATTTGAGCACCAAGAAATTCTATCCATTTAAACTCATAAGGTGCCCAATTTGAATAATTTGTTGTCCCATCTGGATTTGTGTACTCTTGCGGTGGTAATATAGGACTCCATATATTTGGTAAAGTAACAGATAAATAACAATCCATTAACAAATCAGCATAACGTGGAATTTTAAATTGAAATGTGGATGTCTCAGTTAATTTTAAAGTTGTACTACCCTCAAAATCAACACGAAATTTTTGAAGTCCAAAATTAGTATATTTTTTATAAGCAGTCTTCCAGAAAGTTTTGCTTGGATTACCATTTAATATAACATTTTGTTGTCCTGTACTAACTAGATTTAATAAACCACCTGCCATTATTAATATATATTATAATAGTTTTTAATTTTATATTATTATTATCTTAAATTTTAAAAAATAATATAATATATTAGATATGTCTATAACAAATTCAAATTCATTAAATAATGCTTTAAATGCGATTCGTAATATGAACGAAGAATTCGCTAATTATACTATTTTAGGATTTACTATTATTATTCTTATTTTGTTTATAGGTTACATTATTTATATTAGAAAACTTGAATCCAAAGAATGTGCATTTATGGATTCTTTATATCCTTCTATTGATGGACATATTAAATCTATTAATCTTGCGGATTCTGATTGTAGCGGAAATTTATATGATTATTACATTAAAACAGCTTACAATGCTTGTAGTGGAGGGTCATACAAAAATGATTTTGTTGATATATGTAATTTAAAAGCTGTTTTAAAACAAGGTGTTAGGTGTCTAGATTTTGAAATTTATAATATTAATAATACTCCTGTTGTATCTACAAGCACAACAGATAGTTATTTTATTAAAGAAACATATAATTATGTAACATTTTCAGATGTCATGAAAATCATTAATAGTTACGCATTTAGTGGCGGAAACGTTCCTAATCCAAATGACCCTTTAATAATACATTTACGAATTAAAAGTACAAACCAAACTATGTATACTAATTTAGCAAATATATTTAAATCATATACAAATATTATGCTTGGGAAAGATTATAGTTATGAAAATTCTGGTCACAATATTGGCAATCAACCTTTAGTAAATTTTATGGGTAAAGTTATTCTCATTGTAGATAAAAATAATAATTCTTATTTAGAAAATAAAGATTTACTTGAATATATTAATTTAACAAGTAACTCCATTTTTATGAGAGGTTATAAATATTATGATGTTAAAAATACACCTGATATTAATGAACTTCAAGAATACAATAAAAAATGTATGACCATTGTTTTTCCTGATAGTGGAATTAATCCACCCAACCCTAGTGGTATTTTATGTAGAGAAACTGGTTGTCAAATGGTAGCTATGCGTTATCAATATGTTGATAATAATTTAGAAGAAAACGCATTATTTTTTGATAATTGTGGTTATGCTTTTTGTTTAAAACCCGCAAGATTAAGATATTCTCTTGTTACTATACCAGACCCAACACCACAAAATCCAGCATATTCTTATGCTACTAGAAATGTTACAACAGATTATTACTCATTTAATTTCTAAATTACAAATTCTAAACTTTAAGGTATAAAAAAATTTTATTGTTATAGTTATAATCTCAATAGTATATAACTATGAAAAATAATACAGTTCGTTGCGATAAAAAATTATCTTTTCAAGAATGTGAATTAGCAATTTTACGTATGCAAGTAGACCAAGCACAAGAAAAAATTGCTAAAAGAGTAGTTTCTTCTGAAGAAATAAAAAAAATTATTAGAATTGTAGAAGATTTTATTAAACGCAAAAATTTAATTTGTTATGGTGGCACTGCTATTAATAATATTTTACCAGAAGATGACAAATTTTATAACAAAGAAGTTGAAATAGCAGATTATGATTTTTTTACTACAGATGGTGTAAAAGATTCTACAGAGTTAGCAGATATATATTATAAAAATGGATATTATGATGTTCAAAGTAAATCAGCTCAACATGAAGGAACATACAAAGTATTTGTTAATTTTATACCTGTAGCTGATATTACAACTTTACCAAAAGATATTTTTTATATTCTTAAAAAACAATCATTACGGGTTGCTGGAATTCATTATGCTCCACCAAATTTTTTACGTATGTCAATGTTTTTGGAATTATCTAGACCCGCAGGAGATACAGACCGATGGGAAAAAGTATCTAAAAGATTAGCTTTACTAAATAAAAATTATCCTATTACTGATTTAAATTGCGAACAAGTTGATTTTCAGAGAGAAATGTCTGACACTTTATTAAAAAATAAAGAATTTTTAATTTATGATAATGTAAGAACTACATTAGTAAATCAAGGTGTCGTTTTTTTTGGAGGATATGCTATTTCACTTTATTCAAAATATATGCCAAAAAATTTACAAAAAAAATTACAAAAAATTGCTGATTTTGATGTTCTCGCACATGAACCAGAAACAACAGCAGAAATTGTAGTAGAACGATTAAAAGATATAGGAATTAGTAATACTAAAATTATTTATCACGAGTCTATTGGAGAAATTATTCCAGAACATTATGAAATTAAAGTTGGTAAAGATACTATCGCATTTGTTTATAAACCTATTGCGTGTCATAGTTATAATGTTATAATAATTAATAAACAAAAAGTAAAAATAGCTACTATTGATACTATGCTTAGTTTTTATTTGGCATTTTTATATGCTGATAGACCATATTTTAAGGAATTTACAGATAGAATTTTATGTATGTCTAAATTTTTATATGATGTACAACAAAAAAATAGATTGGAACAAAAAGGTTTGTTAAAAAGATTTAGTATAAATTGTTTTGGTCATCAAATGTCACAAGAAGAAATGCGTTCCGTAAAAGCTCATAAATTTAATGAATTAAAAAATTTACGTGGAACACCCGAATATAATAGATGGTTTTATAATTATAGTCCTTCTGATAAAAAAAAAACTTTTATTAAAAAACAAACAAAAATAAAAAATAGAAAAAATATTAATAGTTTTAATCCTTATAATAAAACACGTAGAAACAAACAAAATATTTATTACAAATAATATTTTATTTACAATAGTCTTACTTTTTTTTATTTTTGTAAAAGTAAAACATCACATAATTTTTAGTCTAAAAACAATAATTTTCAAGTAATTTTTTACAAATATCATGAAATAAATTAGATAAAATTGAAAAAAACATATTTTTTTTATATCCTAATGGCATTAATTTTTCTAAAAAATAAAATGAATAAACTATTTTTATTATAACTATTTCAAATATTTTACGGAATATTAAAACTATTTTATTTTTTATACACCAATCATTTACATAACTACACATTTGTGTTTCTGAACTTTTTATAAAAAAATTATGTATTTCCAATAAACCCGAGAGAACTCTATGAATATTGCTATTTTCATTTTTTATATTTATAATTGATGTTAATTTATCTAATGATAAAAGATTTAAAAATAAGATTTTTCTATCATGTTTTTTATTGAATATGTAAGGATTTAAACCATCCATATATTTTTTTTTATATAAAATATTACCATCTATCATAACAGGTAAATGTACAGACCTTTTTATTGTTTCAAAAATTTGATCTAGGTTTTTGTAAGTATTTTTTACAATCTTTTTACACGTTTTTACATTATTATAAGTAATATATAATTTTTTATATACTTTTTTACATATATCTTTTGGAATTTTTTCACTTAAATAATCATGAATATTAATATCTAAATTATAATTTGATTTTAAATGAATAATTATTTTTTCATATATTGAATTAAATGAATCTAAATTATCAGTATAGTAAAGAAAACCAATTACAGAACCAATACTACAACCAGATATTCTTTCAATTTTTATATAGTTTTTTTTTTCCATTTTTTTTAAAAAATACATAGCTCCTAAAAGATAACTTCCATTAAAAGCTCCACCATCCAACACCAAGTCTATTTTTTGAGGCATTTTTATTTTTGTAATACTATCAGGTAAGTTTTCTATTAATTTATTTATGTATTTTTTTATCATTATTTTATATAATTTTTTTATTTTATCGCAAAAATAAACTTAAATATAATTTTATTATAATTGTATGAATAATAATATTATTTTTTATTGTCTTAATTTTCATCCAAATAGGACTAAAACAATTAAAGAAAGATTTAATAGTTTAAATATTAATTGTAATTTTTATCAAGGAGTTACATTTGATGATCCTAGAATTTCTAATGACATTTGTAACCACGAAAAAAAATGTTGGTCTTGTATGTTTGGTCACCTTGATATGATTTCTAAATTTTTAAATTCAAATAAAGAATTTGGCATTTTTTGTGAAGACGATATTTATATTAATAAAGATTTACCAAATTTACTTCCTACAATATCTAAACATTTCAGAATATTACGTTTGGACGTATTATTATTAGGTTATCTTTTAGAATATAAAATAGAAAATAATACTAATAATACTAATAATAATTTACCTATTATTTTTGAAGATAATGAAAAACAACTGTCTTATCATAAATGCAACACAAATATTTGGGGTACTCAAATGTATATGATGTCTCGTAGTCACGCAGAATATATTTTAAATAAATATACACCAGATTATGCTGTTAAATCAATTCACGATAAAAATATAACATTTTCAGCCGATTGGACTTTAACAAAAGATGGAAATAATATGCTTTTTTCACCAATAATGGCAATTGAGGATAACACGGTTGAGTATGAAAATAATCAACAACAAATTTTTCATAAAAATTGTTTTAAAACACATTTTAATCCAGAAAAATTTTTACCACCAAATATTTTTACAAATATAAATAATAATATTTTGAAAATACCATCTACTACTTTTACTTCAAAAACAACAACTTTCATAACTTGTTTATTTGATTGTTGTAAAACAAATAATTACAATTTTCAAAATTCTATCCGAACATTATTAATTGAACAACCACTCATAATTTTTTGTGAAGAAAAATATTCAAAAAAATATTATGAATTTAGAAAAACATTGGGTTTTGAAAATATTACAAAAATAATTACAATGAAATTGGAAGATTTTAATTTTTATATATATAGAAATCATATAGAAAATTTTAAAAATATAACATCTTACAATACATCTACTCCAGAATATTATATTCTTTTATTTTGTCAATTTGAAATGGTTTTAAAAAGTATTCAAGATAACATATTTAATACTAGCCATTTTTGTTGGTTAAATATAAGTTTATTGACAGAAACATTCAATAATTCTATTAATTATTTACAACCAAATATTTATGATAAATTGAATGAAATAGCACAAAATCCTAGAGATAAATTTGCTATTCAAATAATAAATTCTTGGAATAAAAATAATTATGAAAATCTTTCAGATTTTTTTAATAAATCTCAATGGTTAGTTTCATCTTTTTTTTATACAATTGATTTAAATACTGGATTATTTATTCTTCCTAAACTCATACAAAAAACAATTGAATTATTAAATATGAATTATTGTCAACACAATGAAACTATTTTTGCTTTTATTATAGATGATTATGAAGATTATTTTAATTTATATATTGGAGACTATCAAGATTCTATTCATAATTATTATATAATTGATAAAAATAATTTATATGTAGAGGATATTATTAATTTAAATATAGAAAAAGGCAATCATAAACGAGTCTATAATATATTAACAGAATATAAAAAATTTTATATATCAAAACATATTGATTTTCCATATCAAAAAATATTAACAAATTTACAAAATAATTATATCAAAAATTTTGTATAATAAGTATCAACTAAAATTTACCAAAATTAATATTCACTTTATTTATTAAATAATACAAAAAACCAAATAAAACACTTGTAAATACAAAACCATTTAAATTTAAATTTCCATCTTTTGAAAAAAGTATTGGTAAATAAGAAAACAAATATCTTTTTAATATTGGTAATTGAAATAAAAAATAAAGAATTGTTAATAAAATAGGTACTTGTATTTCATTATATAATTCATCTAATGAGTTATTTCTATTAACATTTTTATTATAATTATCAATTATGTCTGTAGTCTCATCATAATTTTTAATATAATCTTCGTCATTTTGTAATTTAGGTATATAATTTGGATGAATTTGTGGGTCAACTGTTAAATTATTTGTTATCATTGGTATATCTCTAGATGGTAATTGTGTCTCACCAGAAATAGTCGCTTGTTGTAATCCATTAACAATTTGATTAATAGTAGTTTGATCTAAACTAAAAGCCCCATTATTATGATTATTACCATTATTATCATTACTATTATTTGATTTGTCTTGAACTCCTAAATTTTCAAATGCTGTTATTTTTATATTGTTATCATTTGTTGGACCTGTTGGCAAATCTAATATACTTGTAGAATTTTCCATATTAAATACAAATATTCATTGTATTTAATATTTACGCAAATTAAAAATCTATTATTTTTTTTTCAGTATTACATTTTGATGCTTCAATTTCATATTTATAGCATTTATTATCATATTTATATGTTTTTTTTTTAATTTCATCTAAAGATGCTGAATGAAAAATAACACAGTCTTTTCCTTTACAAATGGTTCTAAATAAAGAAGCTAAACCAAAACCTAATAATATTGACATAATAAATTTTCCATTTTCTGTATGAACAAATTTTCCTAAGTGAAAACCCATTTATATATGTGTGTAATATATATTTTATCATTGAATTGGAATAGAACTTATTAAAGAAACATCTTTTGGACACTCAACTTCTACTTCATGATAAGCAAAACAGTTTTCTGCTTTATCTTTATAAATTATTTTACTAACATTTTCAGGACTGGGATAAATATAAATTGTTTTTATTTCTGGTCCATAAATATAAACAAAAAATAATCCTATAGCAAAACTTATTAAAAATACTGGTAAAGAAATATAATCAAAAATCATTTATTATATATTTAAATACTTTTTAAAATTTAGAAAAAATTTGGTAAATCAAATTTTTCTTTCAATAATCTACTTAAATTATCTAATAACATATTATAATCTTTTACACCATTTTTTGTACTATACAAAGTTAGCATTGTTTTTTTATAAGAAGGTTCTAAACTGTTGAAATAATTATTGTAAAAATCATTTCCAAAATCATAACTACCATCATCTAAAATTTGTGGAGGAATTATTAAATTACTAGGATTTACAAACTCAACTGTTTTTTTATTTTTTTTATTCTCTACATATTTATCCATTGTTTCTTGTAACCATTCTTTATCAGTAAGTAAAACTTCTTTATAATTTTTAGATAATTTACTCCATATATTTTGATAGTCTGAATTTTCCCAAGTAACAGTTTTATCATCATTAAATTTCGGTTTATTTGATTCTAATTCTTCTTCTTGTTCTTGTTGTTCTTTTTGTTCTTCAACACTTTCTTCATCAACAATAATTAATTTTTTACGTTTTTTCATTGTTTTACTTTTGGGAGCTTCTATTTGTCTATATTTTTTAGTTTTACTTTTACTTTTACTTACAACACCAATATCAAATTTTTCAACAGTTGACTCAACAATAAAATTTTCTAATTGTTCAATTCCATATTTTTTTTGAATTAATCTATATACATTTTGTTCAGGAACAAATTCTACAATATTTACAGCATATTTAACTTTTTGTAAATCTTTTAATTTTGAATCTAATTGATTTACATATATTTCTACCGCATTTTTTAGTTGTTGTGTATCATTGGTAGAATTATAATTAGCAATATACTCTTTAATTTGTTCAATTAATATATAAATTTCTTCTTGTAAAATATTTAACTGGTCTTTTTTTGTTTTATTGTCTAATATGTTAAATAATAATTCATAATCTATATTTAATAAATAAGTTATAGTGTCAATATTTTCTTTTATTTTATCAAATCTATTAATAACATCTTGTGAAGATAAGTAACCAAAAAGTAATTTATTTTTATCATCAATAATTTTATTTTTTTGTTCGCTAAGTTCTTTTTCTAAATCATTCACATTGGTCATAATATTATAATACTCACCCAAATTAATCGTAATATTTAAGTCACATGGTTCAGTTAAACTACCACATATTGCTTTTAATTGTCTAACATCCATTTCAGAATTTAATTTTGAAGAAAAAAATGTACCAACTGGTCGTTTGCAGTTTACACATTTAGGTTTTAATTGTTTGTATTCATTTCGTTTTTCATTCCAACTTAACATTTTATTATCAATTATTTTTTTTTTATCTTTTTGTATAGCATTTTCATAAGTTTCTTTTAATTTATAAAAATCATTTATAGCTTCTGTTACTGACATTATATAAATATATTTTTATTATTTATTTGTAAATTACGAAATTTTCAAAAAATTTTATTACAATGTTCAAATTTAGTATGAAGCATCCCAATTTGGTAGTCCTGTTATCAATTCTTGATGAGCTTGTCTTTTTGCTTCTTGAAATTTATTTATTTTTGATAAAATGTATTGTTTTTTTTCTCGTTCCTTTTCTGCTTTTTCAAGTGGCGTTAATTTTCCTTTGTATTTTAACAAAAGTATCAATCCTAAAATTAATATAAATATTATTAGAAGACTCATATTAAATACAAAATTGTTATAGGTTGTTTTAAATATATTACATTGTTTCAGTGTTTCATTTAAAAAATATTTTACACCGTTTTCAACTAATTCTGGTTTTACATAATCTTGATAATCCATAAATTATAACATTAAAATTATAAAATAAATTATACATAATATTATATGGTTGGTTCATATTTAAATATTCTAACTTTTTTATTAACAACATTATTTTATTATTTGGCTCTTAAACCTTCTTTATCTTATAGTCAAATCACAAACGCTGATGAGTATAAAAAATATACTAATAATAATTTTTTGTATTTAGGTATTTATTTTTTATTAGTTTTAGTAGTACAGTTTATTGTTAATGCTTCTATAATAACTACAACTTGTGGTGGTAACATTACTGAAAATATAGGTGCTGCTGGAACATTCACATTTTTTCCTTGGACACTATTATTTGGGGTGATAATAGTTATTTTAATTGTTTATCCTGGTTTTAAATCTGCTTTTTCAGATGTTATTGGATATTTTTATGTTGCTGGAGCTGCTAATAAAGTTTTAACTGAATTATTAATAGATAAAGACATACAAGACAAAATAGATGCTGATGGTACAAGTACAAAAGAACAAAAAAAAAATATGCAACTTGCTGCTGATGCTATTATTAAAATATGTGGTAATACATCAATTTTAATAAATCAAATTGTTCCTAATAATTTTGCTCAATATTGGGATATTTTGAAACCATTGATGAAAACCGAGTATCAGACTCCTAGTCCTGTCACTGATAAAAAACGCACAGAGTTATTTGAGTTAGTTGTTACAAGAGATAATGTTGGCGAGGCTATGTGGTTTATTTATACAGGACTTTTGATAACATCAATTGTTCAACTTAAATTAGCAACACGTGGTTGTATTGTAAATTCTAAACAAATGACACAAAATTATCAATCTTATTTAGATAAGGAAGAACAAGCACAAGCAACACAACAACAAGCAACAAGTCAGGTATATACTATTACAAATTAGTTGTATACAATAATGTAAAACAATAGTGTTAGAATATAATTTTTAACTTGATAAAATATAAAATTTATTTTGAATTTTTATATTTTATGAAAACTTCGTAATGAACGGACTTAAGGTGTAAAATAATACAATTAAATAACTTATTATTCCTAAAATTACAGATAATAACCATATTGGTAAAATTGTTTTATTTTTATATCCAACACCAAACTCTCTTATACTTCCGTCTTTGTTATATAAAAAGGCTGGTTTTGTCAAAACTATTATGCCAAATAAAAATAAAAACAAAATAATAGATATTAATGTTATATTTTCTCTTATATATGTTCTATTCATATTATATATATTCACAAATTTTTTAAATTCAGAACCAACAATTTTACGAATCATAATCAGCTAAATCTTCTACTTCATCGCCTTCAAATTCTCCATCTAAATAATCTTCTGTGTATCCAGAAATATCATAAGCTTCCAATTCAATTTCATTTTCTCTCTCTACATCTTCAATAAAATCATTCAAAATAATATCTTTATTTGTTTCATTAAATTCTTGACCTTTTTTCATAGCTTTTCTTTCATAATTCAACATTTGTTCTACAAATTCTCTTTCATCATCATAAGTTTCTTTTACATAAGTTGTCAAACCTTTTTGTAATCCTTTACTCCATACACCTAATTTATTTATTTTAAGAATTGTGTCCGCATTTCTTACTTCATCAGTCATATTTTTAAGTCTATCCGTAATCATATCTTTTTCTTTTTCTTTTAACTTAAAAACTCTATCTAAAACTGCTTCATAAGAAATATCTACTATTTCTTTTTGCTCACTCATTATTTCAAAAAAATTTACCAATAAAGTTGACACTTTTTGTTTTAAATCTTTTTTATTACCTTTTAATAATGTTATATCTGATTCTATCAATGTTCCTAAAGTAATATCATTTTGTGTATTAACTTCTTCCAAATAATCTACAGTAAAAATATCTTGTATTTCTGTATTTTTTATAACTTCTCTTACAATCATATTTTCATCATCTGATAATTTTATATATTCCATTACTATACATAAAAAATAGTATTCATAAAGAAATTTACTTGTTCTTTCATTAAAAATAGGTTCAAGAATTTCATCATTGTTATTTATAGAACTAAAAGATGGTGTATTTTCTGCTAATTCAACTAAATTTTTACACTTTTTTTGAATTTCTTGTAAAATATTAATCAAACCATGATTATCATAAAATAAACGCAATTTTTCATAGTATCCTGAAATAAAGTCTTTAATTTTATTTTCATGATTTCTAGATAAACCTAAATACTTTGGGATATAATTTTCTTTATAATTTACTTTATTCAAAATAATATTTGGAAAAACAAAAACAAAATTTTTTATAAAAGAACGAAAAAAATTTACAAAATTATACAATGAATCATTTGATATTTTTTTATTTTTATTTCTTTCTGAATCTGTTGAAGACCAGTTAGCTAAACTATTAATAAATTTTTTAATATTATTTATTACTTTTTTTGTTAAATCTTTACTTTTATTTCTATTTATAAAATCAATTATATCAAGTTTCATCATGTCAATTTCTTCAATTAAGAAATTATTCAAATCTTTTATTTCTTTTATTTGAGTTGTTGAAGCAATGCTAAATGTATCCATAGAATTCAACAATAGTTCTCGTAAATTACTACTTATAACAGTATCTTTTTTTTCTTCATAAACAACAATTAATTCTAAAAGTTTTCTTAATGAACTTATAAGTGGTCTATCAATGTTAATATTTATAATATTATTTTTTGAAATAATTTGAAATACTCTTAAAAAGTTTGCTAAATTGAATTCACGACCATTTTCTTTTAATTTTTTTATAACTTCACTAGTACTTTCATTTATACCTAATAAATTTTCTGGTTTTTCATTACAATAAGGCAATAAATCTACAGGAATAGGAATAAGACTTCTAAAATGACAAAATTTAATAAACGCAAGATAAATGGTAGATTCACCAAATTCTTTATTAACAGGAGGATAAATATTTTTAGTATTTACATTTGTATATAAAATACTAGATTTTGTATAAGAAATTACATCTTCTATTATATTTGAA